GTAGACGACATGATCTTGTCCCACAAAGACTTAGCGTTGATTGTCTTGTAGACTTTACCGTCGAACTGCAAGTCAAACTTCTCGTTGTTCTTCACAGCTTTCATGAAGTCATCAGTTACCAGTACCGATACGTTGAACATACGTAACCGTAGTGGGTCACGCTTAGCTTCAATGAACCTCTCGATGTCGGGGTGGTCACACCGCATGGTAGCCATCATAGCACCACGACGAGTACCTGCTGACATAATGGTACGACACGATGCATCCCATACATCCATGAAGGACAATGGACCTGAGCTATCAGAGGCCACACCCTTAACCTCAGCACCCATAGGACGCAAGGTAGAGAAGTCATAACCGATACCACCACCCTGTTGCATTGTAAGCACAGCTTCCTTAAGGCCATCGTAGATACCTACGAGACTGTCCTCAATGGTACCCATTACGAAGCAGTTGAACAGGGTTACATTACGACCACCTGTGCCAGCACCAGCGTTGATACGACCAGCAGGAATAAACTTAAAGGACTCTAGTGCTGCATAGAAAGCTTTACTCCAGGTATCCTTGTCATCCTCACAGGATGCTAGGTGGCCAGCCACACGCTCCCATGTGTCGTGCACTGTCAGGTCAATAGGTGTACCATCGTACTCCTTGAACCGGTATTTCATGTCCCACATCTCTTCTGCGATTGGGGTTCGAAAGATATTGCTCATTTAGTTTCCTTTACTCTTGTAGTTCACGGACACGGAAGAAGGAGGAGAACTCTTGGTGGCTCTCCATAAGTTTTCTAGCGTAGTAAGGGCGGTAGTTGTTGTTAACTTTGAATTGGTCACCCTCAGTTTCAATATCTACATACCACCGTATGCGTTCAAAGATGGCATTGGCTGAGTAGTGGCTATAACCACGGTCTAAAGTCTCTTTAGCAAACCTGTAGAAGAGGTCGTAGATATGTGGGTTTGCTTCGTCATAGGTTTCAAACTTCTCTTCAAGTGCTTTGGTCATGTATTTTCCTTTGTCAATTCTTCTAGTCTGTCTGCTACCTCAAGTAGCCAAGCAAAAGACCCAACACCTCCGTAGATGCTGGACCTAGCCAATAGTCTCATTCGTTCAATCATCTTAGCATCTGTCATACTAAATCCTTTAGGGATACCTTGGGATAATCGGGACATTTGATCACCTTACCATCCTGATTATACTTGATAGAGCCATCCTCTTGGTACATACGCCCCATGTTATTCTCATGCACACGTTTGATTGCTTCGTTAAGGTCCCATCCTTTAGAGTTAGCTAGGCCAAAGCATACGTACACTAGGTCAGCTAACTCCTTTAGCTCTTTCTCAGGTCTTCGCTTAGGCTCTCCGTTGACCTGTAGTCCAGTGTTCTCAGCATACCATTCGATATACTCCTCTACAATCAACTTAGCTCCCATAGCAGGGTTCTTGTCCTGTTTAGCTGTGAAGCGGTAGTCTTCTACCATCTGTAGAATGTTCATCAGTATTCCTTTCCATAGAACTTAGTTGTTGTATCCGTTGTAGCCCTAAGCTTCCAGAAGTACCAGGCGAAGTTGTCAGTACTGACGCTTTTACTATCCTTGAACCACTTTACACGACCAACACTAACAACCTTAGAACACTTAGCCATATAAGAACCAAAGTAGTTATTATGCATTAGATCGGCTGGTAACAATAGCCAAGTAGGCTTAAGCGTAATGAAGTGATCTATCATAGGTAACAACACAGTCTTAGTGAACGGAGGATTAGTAATGATAAGGTCACACTTCTGTAGCTCATGCTCACTTAGACATAGTGCATCCCATAGCTTACCACAACCCCTGTTCTCAAGATCACTCTCCCATTTGCATATGGCTACTTCCATGAGTAAGTCCGTAAGGTCTCCTGCGCCACAACAAGGTTCAGCATAACGTCTGCCCCTAACACTATTTACAAACTCAGGTACTAATACTTTAGGGTCAGTCGTAGGGTAGAAGTCCTTAGGTATTTTATCGAAAGAACTCCTTTTACTCATCGTGAATATTCTCTTCGAAGAGCCTCAATTCCAATAACCTCAAGATCATAAGTTCCTTCTGAGACATTTCGAAGGTAACATACACAGGGGAACCAGAGATTATTGACAACCCCTGCCCAACCTGAGTCATAGTCTTGGTATACGCCCGCGACAAGACCCATGATTTTCTTGCCGCTTGAGCCAGAACGTATAGCGAAGTCAGCAGTATGGCTGTGAGCAACAACACAGCTACTATAGTTTTTGGAAAGTAGACTAGCAGCGTGATGTTCACCACCAATAGGCCGACCCATAAGGCCGCTGACAAGGTAATGAGCAAACGAAATGCCATCAGAGGTATAGATTCCTGGTGTTTGGCCTTCGTAGTAAACCACCTCATTGTGATAGTCCTTTAGCTGATAGTTCTTGTAGCTTACCCCAAACTTGTCCCCTGCTAGCTGGGGATCATACTCAAGTACTTTCCGTAGTCTATGTTCATGGTTGCCCTCTAGGAATACACTATGAGGCTTACGCTTCTTAGCTTTCTTAATAGGGTGCCACATACGATCTAGGAAGTCCAACCCTGAGTTAATATCTTTCTCGTAAGAGGCTCCTGAGAAGGATGCTTTACCCTTGTCATAAGAACTAAGGGAAGGCATATCGAAGGTGTCTCCCATGTTCACTACAACATCAGGTTTACGATCTAGGATGAATTGCCCAAGCCAATCTGCCCTATCGTTATGATGATTAGGATGAGCATGTGGGTCTGGTAAAATTAAGTAGTCTTTACTCATAAGTTATCTCCAAAGGCTCAATGTTCACATCAAAGTACTTCTTAATCTCATAAGCCTCTTCAAGAGATTCATACCAATAATTAGCTAGGAATACAGAACCATTCTCTTCTACCTTGCAGACTAACATAGCCTCAGCATCAGGTGGTATCTGTAGCTTCCACAGTTCTTCTTCTGCGAAGTCCTCACGTAAGTAAGGTCCATCTATAATGCCCCAGATTGTAGTCTGAGTAGGCTCTACAGGCTCTTGGGTAGGCTTAAATAAATGCCTAAGTTTTCTTATCATCTGTTTCATCAGGGACATAAATCCTATTACTTTCTCTTGTTGCATCTAAGAAACCCCTCTGATAACCCATCGTGTGAACTAGGTAGATTAATGTTACGAGGTCATCTCTATCGCCATCTTGCTCATGGTATTCAATAATATAGAAGAACTCTTCGACTATTTCATCTAAACTGAGTTCATTCATTCAACCAATCCTTAGGTATTAACTTATCAGCATAAAGGAACCCATGCTTTTCACACCAACTGGCATAAGTACTCTTAGACCCTTTGTACAACTTGCTAGAGCTATTACTAAAGACAAAGCGTATGTCTAACTCAGGGTGCTGCTCCTTGATAAGCAAATGTTTCGCTCTATCAGAACTTATGAACCTTCCCTTACCTTCGATTATGATACCATTGTGTAGCTCAAAGTCAGGTGTATATGTCGAAGGCTTACGCTGGTACTTGATCCTTAGCTTCTCATACTCGTAAGTAAACCCGTTGTCTTCAAGTTCCTTAGCTACCCTATACTCAAGACCAGAACGAAAGTCACTCCTCTTGCAAGTCATTCTGGAGGTTCCCACATCTGGCCTTCGTACCTACGCAACCACAGCAGTCTAGCGTTCTCTAGTACACGCTCTAAGTCACCATCATAAGCTTTGACACAAGCGTCATATAACTCTTGTTCAGTACTACAGCCCTCAAGCATCTTACCAGCCGTAACAGGACCTACTCGAAACAGACCTACGATGTTATCTACAGAGTCACCAGTTAGTACTTGAGTATAGAAGAACTTAAGACCTTCGAACTCTTCTACTGTAGTCCACTCATCCTTAGTAAAGTTGTAGTGAGTACAAGGGACCTGTAGAAAGTCCTTATCAATACTAGCGATAACAGCCTCAGGGCCAATGTTAGTAGCCTCTATAGCGATAGCATCGTCAGCCTCTTCCCCTTCAGCTACAGTACTAGGGTAATTGCTTATGATGTGATCCCTAATAGCCTCAAGATGCGTAGGCTTCTCTCCCTTCTTTCTGTTGCCTTTGTATACTGCTGTCTTAGCTATATCATTACGGAAGTTATTACACCCTGTTAGGTAAATATGAAAGTCCTGATCTGATGGAAAAGGAATGTCGATAGTCTTCTCCCATACGTAGTTAATCAATTCATCAGTCTTTCTCTTAGCTTCAGCTTCAGACTTATCTTGTGTAGCGAAAGCTGCCCTATAAGCAATTATGTCTCCGTCTACGAGAACCTTACGTACCATACTATTGTTTCTCCTATAGTAAACTAAAGACATTAGCCATGTAGATTACCCACCACCAGAATACTACCATAATAGTACCAAACACCAGGTCAGTCCTATTCTTCTTTGCCATAGTCTCAGCTACCAACTTAAACTCATCTGTCTGACCCTGTAGATCAAGAGGCAGGGATGAAACCAACAGCTTATAAATAAAGTTGATATGCCCAACGGCACTAAACGATAAGAATGTTAACAAAAACCAATTCATACGTCACTCCACGTTAGTTTCCCATCGTCCTTCTCAAAGCATACGCTCTCTACATAAGTATATCCACCAGACCTAGCAGCCTCCGCGAAGACCCAAGCCAATTGACTCAGGTCCTCGATGCCACTTTGCTGGTAAACTGTAGTTGCCTCTACACCATCTTCTTCCATAGTGTTCTCAAACGAAACAGTTACCTTAGTCATACTAATTAACCCCCAACCGCAAAAATGTCTTCTTCAGGCTCGAACTCTTCCCACTCGACCAGTTCTTCTACCCCGATAGCATCAAGACGAACACCAGCACCATGAGAATACATACTAAACTTAAGAGGCCCTTTAGAACCATTACCGATAGAACCATCTTCTTCGTATGACCACAAGGTACGGTTCTCACGACCATTACGCATGTCAATCACTGGAGGCAGACCACCAAAGTTAACCTCTACTGGACCCTTCTTATTCTCGAATGTACGAATGTCATCAGCTACCCCACGTTTGAATGTGATGAACTTACCAATGCCATACTCAGTATTACCGTCTTTAATACGGGGGTGTCCTAGTGGCGCTAGATCAAGGCCATCGTCAATAAGCTTCTGCA